AACAGTGTCAATGTCTACAATACTAGTATCAATTCCCAATATCATCATTGTGTTGGCATACTTTTCCGCCTTGGCTTCCGCCTTCTTTACATCCTCTTTTAACGCTTCCTTTTCTGCAACCTTTGATTCAACCATCTTGGCATTCATCGTTTGAGCCATTTTGGTGACTTCTCCCGCACTTTCTACATTTTTTGATACCTTGTTAAGCAACGCATCAATTTCATCGATTGTAGGGCTTTGTTTTGCGTTTGCAATTGTGAACACATAAGCCGTCATAAATAGGGCGGTAAAAACTAATAATGCCGTTCTCATAGTTTTTTCATTGTTTGCATTATTCTTATTTCAGTCATGGCCGATGCCAAACAAGAATCGGATCGTTTTAATGCGTAGGTTAATTTATCAATCTTGACATCCAACGCCTCAATCTTGAAATTGGCTTTTTCAATCTGTTCTTTATAGCCCGAACGCAAGTCCATATACAAATAAGACACAGCCAACAACATGCAAAAAGAAACGGCAGCAATTGGATTCTTTTTGAATTCAGAAAAAGAAACTGGCAACGCATTTGGTTTTACTTTCGGGGCGGTCATTATTCAATTGTAGTTAATGGTTCTGGTACAATGCAATAAGGCGAATCGGGGAACTTGGCACAATACCCACTCAAATACAAAGAATCATCACCGCTAAAAGTATGAATCCCCATTGGGTCTGGCCATACCTCAAACGGAGTAAACTCCACGGGTACTTCTGCATAAAATAGAATATCAACCGCCCACTTGTCGCTTTGCTTTGTGCAAACGGGTTTGTCATCCACTTGCCCCCACTCTAAACAAATAAAACCAATTTCAACAACTGCGCAATCTTTCCAAGTTGTCACGGTTTCCCCGCTTGGGGTGGTTGTGGTTTGTTGTATGTCTTTTTGGAGTGTTGCCCATTCGGTAGGGGTGAACTCGTATTTATTGAAGGATTTCATTGTGTTAAATTGTGGTTAGTGAAGCAAGTTCGGCGTTTGTTAAACGGGTTGGAAAAATGATTAATTGACTCAAAAATAAAGTATCGTCTACGGAATAAACACCCGCAACGCCCGTTGAAATATCGTCAAGGGTTGCAGTAAATGTTAGCGAACTTGTTGAAGTCGCTATTTGCGCCCCGTTAATATATAAAGCCATATTACCACTTTTGTAAGCAATAGCAATTTTATCGTTTCCACTTGTTGAAATGCTTGTATCGCTTAACAAGACAGTGCTATTTGCACGAATATACCCCCGCAAATTATTGGCTTCTGTACCTATAAAAATCCAGTTTGCAGTTGTACCGCTTGAAATTGAAATTCGTGACGCACCACTTGCGCCCACCGTTACACCCTTAAATTGTGCAAATAAAGTGCCTTCAGTTTGACCAATTAAAGCCGATGAAGATTCTTCAAAAAATGCATCCGCCACCCTTGTGGCACTTGCTGATGTGGTACTTATATAACTCGTTGCATAACTTCCCATTTCCTTAGTTGTTTAAGTATGACCATTTTTTGTTTGCTGACTTGTTGCCGTTCTTGATTGCAAGACGCACGGCGTGTGAACTTAATCCGTGGGCGTACGCTGCCGATTTTGCAGTTTCGTATACATTCCCAATTTCGTCAATTACTGGTTTCATTTTGTGTTGTTTTGCCTCACGGTCTTTTTGTAGTGTTTCAATCGTGCGTTTTTTTATTTCCTTTGGGTAGCGGTTCAATGCTCTTGAATGTTGGACATTCTCGCTATGGGTACACCATTCTAAATTTGCAACTTCATTATTCAATCGGTTGCAATCTTTGTGGTTTACTTCTGCTTTGTTCTCTGGGTTCTCAATAAACGCCTTTGCGACTAATCTATGCGCCATTTCATATTTGCGCTGATAATTGCCCATACTCATTGAATACTCAACATATCCGTTTGCACCGACTTTGCCTTTCAATATGTATTCCCCGTGTCTCAATTTTCCCGTGTTACTTATTTCGTATTTTTCGTTTACAAATTTCCATATTTCCATAGTACAAATATACGCTATTTCGTTGGTATAATTATACTACATTATTCTAATTGTGCGCCCCATACAAACAATCCGCTTGTTCCGTCACCCGTGTAACTAACATTTCCACTTGCATCTGCTATTGCAATGTTAAAATATCCCGTTGTCCCACTTGTTGTGGCGGTTGCTATACATCTATACCACCCATTACCCATGCTTTCTATTGAACCCGTAACTGAACCACTTGTGCTAATTATTGTTCCATTACTTAAATTAAATTCAACATAAGGAGTGGATGCGCTTTGAGCATATAAACGAAATTTTGTCCTTCCCGCTGCCTTAAAAAATCCCGACCAAGTCCAAGATACCCCCGATGTTATTGTAGCAGATTGATAAATTCCGTGTGCGCTATTCGCGGTATCTTCAACAACTTTATCCGCGTTTTGTGTGCCGTCGGGCGATGTCGTATTATTTGCCGTTATACTTGCATTCGCTTTTGTCCAATTGGATTGTGTTAAATCCTCACTATACAACATAATATTCGTACTCTGTTTTTCCAACAACAAACTAGGACACCCGCCCCCGCCATTTTGATAAGTTAATCTTGGAACATTTAATCTGTCGGTAGTGGGGAAATAGGGTTTGGCGGTTGAGCCGATGTTTAGTTGACATCCCCACGCCCACATCGTTCCGATTGTGCTTGTTGCCGCTAATACCCACGCTTGAATTTCATAGCATCCGCTTGGTGTTGTAAATGTTCTTTCTATTTTTACCCAAGCACCCAATACAACACTACTTGAATAATTATAGTATTCAATGTTTGTCAAATTTGTATTGTCATAAAATCTGCCTTGTTGCCCCAATGCCGTTCCACCATAAACATAAAAACTCCAAGTATAAACGGTATTCGGTAGAACAGAAATAGTTTGTTTGACATCACACCCGTTGACTGAAATTGTAAATTTATCTGCCGTTAAAGTTCCATTTGGGGCGGTTATATCGTTTGCCGTAACCGTTACATTTGCCAAAGTCCAAACGGCGTTGCTAAAATCCTCGCTATACTGCGCTAAATTCCACGGCGTAACCTCCACCAACCCCGCACTATTTATTCGGGTTCCGTTGGATGCTCGTGTGAATGATAAATCCCCGCTTCCGTTTGTGGGAATTTGAGAATATACGATGTCCTCTTTATATCCGCTTGGTATCATTACCAAACTCGCTTGTTCTAATAATGTGCTCATTCTTGAGTATCTAAATTATTCAACTTAAAAATCATACAATCCACCCCTTCGTAATAACCACCATCCGCAGTTACACGATTGGTATAAGCCAATGCCAACACCCCTCCATCGCCTTGTGGGAAAGGGGTAACACCCATTGCGATTCCAACAAACATTATTCGTTGTAAAGTACGATTGAACCCGATGTCAAGGTAATTGATGAAATGTAATTGCCATCAGCAACACAATGGAATGGACCTGGCAACAATGTTGTGCTTGTCAATCCCATGATGGTCATCAATGAATTTCCGTCCTTATCCAAACAAGCCGAAACAACGGCATTTGAATTAACAAAAAATCCACGGAAACGACCCGTTTTGGCTGATGTATTGGCAACGGCTACACTACCAGTGTACCCTGCGGTGAATGCTGATCCTGCGATACTCATATATATAAAACGATTAAATTGTTACTTGTTAGGGGTTGGCGTTAATTGGTCCAATGCCTTGCGCCCACAATGTTCCGTCACAACATTTTTTGGAATATGTTAATTTGTCTTTGCAGAAACACCCCCGTGTTCCGCCTCCTTGTGGTGAACTCCGTGATGGGGTTTTCCACCCTTGTGATGGGGCGGTTGTCTTATCGTAGTTTTGATTGGTCATCTTCGTGCTAATAAAAATAATAATAATCCAAATAATAATAATGCCAATCCAACGCCCACCACCTGGGGAACCTTAATGCGTTCCTTGTACTTAATCTGTGCGGGTAATGTGATGGTCTTGGTGTATCTAATTGTGTCCGCCTTCACAACTGTGTGAACTCTTATCACATCGTGGTTTCTGTAAACTATCGTTTTAACGCCATCTTTTTCAATTGTGATGGTATCGACCTTATTGGTTGTGAAAGTGTCTGTAATGGTCACAGAATCGCGTACAAATAGCGTATCAATCGTGTGTGTGGATGTTTGTGCCATGGCGGGGTTCTTTTGGATGGCTTTTTTTAAGTGCCATTCGGCCGAACACCCCGTTAAGAATATCATAATGGCGATTATCTTGGTTGTTTTTGTAAACAAATCACATTTGACCGCATTAACGATTTTTAACTGCGTTATGTAGGTAGTCAATTTCTTGACCTTTTCCTCCTTTGGTTTATATGTTTTTTTTACAAATTCCATGTTACATAATTCGATGGATTCGAATTTGGGTATTCTCCCGCTTCTTGGTTGGCGGTGTACTCTGGGTATCGTTGTGGGAAAAACGAAAGGTAATCCACGCAACGCCTACGATAAGTTTCTGCTATGTTTCTTTGTCTTTGCACAATTGTGTCCAATTCCTCTTTGCTTGGTAACTGGGTATTCTCGGGTGAGTTACGAACAATACCCGCATTGGTTACCTCATATCCGTGAAATAACAACAAATCACTCATCGC